ACAACGGCCTTAACGATTAAGGCCAAGGTTGACGGATTGAACCAGATCCAAGGGCTTGATAAAGCGCTTGGCACAACAACCACTAAGGCCAACGGGCTTGCCGGCGCATTTGGCAAGCTGCGTGCTGCTGCTAGCTCGATGGTTGGAGTGCTGGGTGCCGCTGGTCTTGGTGCGGTCTTAAAGAGTTCGGTCGATACATTTAGCAAGTTTCAAGCTGAAACGAAGCTGTTGGAAAATGGATTAAAGAATGTCGGTGCGCAGGCTGGCGAGTTGGATCGCCTGCAAAAGATTGCAAGCAATTTGGGAGAGGCAACACTTTTTAATGAGGAAGATTTTAGAAAGGGCTTTGGCCTTTTGACCAGCTTCGGCAACATTGGCACTAGCAATTACGAGCGTGTCGCCAAGGCTGCTGCTGATGTGGCGCAAACAAGCGGCACTGATGTGAGCAGTGCATTTATGCAGCTAGCCAAAGCACTTAACGATCCCGTGGCCGGCCTCAGCGCTTTAAGTCGCTCAGGTATTCAATTCAGTGAATCGCAAAAAGAAGTCATTAAGCAGCTTGTTGAAACCGGACAAACTGCAAAAGCGCAAGAGCTGATTTTGGCTGAGCTTGAAAAGCAATACGGTGGTAACGCCGTTGCGGCTGCGCAAGGTCTGGCAGGTGCTTTTGATACCCTTGGCGAAAAGTTTTACGATCTACAAGTGGCCTTAGGCGACAACATCACCGTAGTGTTGCAGCCATTGATTGCCGGCCTGACTAGCTTGGTTGGCTTTATTACGAGTTTGCCGGAACCAGTGCAGACGTTGATTGTTGCGCTTGGTGGATTGGTTATCGGCTTGACTGCACTTGGCGGACTCATCGCCATTGGTGCGCCGATCTTTTCAGCATTGGCTGGACTTATTCCTATTCTTACCGGCATACCTGCGTTAATCGCCGGATGGGCTGGCGCTATTGGCCCGCTTGTAGCCGGTCTTGGCACATTGGGGCAGATACTAATTGGCGTATTCAGCGGCCCTGCCGGATGGGTAGCGCTGGCCGTTGCTGCTGGTGCTGCTATCTATGCTTTCCGCGACCAAATCGGCGCAGCGTTTCAAGCCATCGGCAAGTTCATCGCTGATGCGGCCATGGGCTTCAAAAACATATTTATTGATCCGGTTATTCAGCTTGGCCAGCAAGTGATTCAATTTTTTACGCAGTCATGGGCACAGCTTGCGCAGTATTTGCAACAGCCATTTGAACAGGCATGGCAATGGATTCAAACCAACTTCATCCAAGTGCTGCAAAACGCATTCCAGCAGTCGGTGCAATTTATTCAGAATGCATGGGCCAATATGCAGAACATCATTTCCAGCCCGTTCGTTGCTGCGGTGAACGTAGTCAAGGGTGCGCTTAATGGCATCATGATTGCGATTGAACGCGGTGTAAATGGAGCTGTAGATGCCATCAACCGTTTAATTGCTGCGGCGAATCGGTTGCCAGGTGTCAACATTCCACCAGCTACTCGCGTGAAACTCCCTCGTTTCGCAGAAGGTGGTGTCGTTACCGGCCCAACAATGGCGCTAGTGGGTGAAGGCGGTGAGCCTGAGTACATTGTGCCGCAGTCAAAAGCTGGCGCATTTGCCGCCAATTGGATGGCTGGCGTGCGTGGTCCATCTGCTATCCCGCGTTTTGCTGAGGGCGGCATGGTGGTACCTAGCGCCAACGTCAGTATTCAGACAGGCCCAGTCACGCAGATGAATGGCACCAACTACGTCACCACGCAAGATCTAAGCCGTGCAGTGCAAGCTGGTGTTAATCAAACGCTGAACCTGATTGCAGGTGATGGCACGATTCGCAGACAACTGGGGATTGCGTGATGGCTCAGTACGATCTCCTATGCTTCCTTGAGTATTACGCTGATCGCACTAGCGTATACGACATCAGCACCGGTAAGCGCGCGCCAACACGCAGGTGGCAGAATTTCTACCAATCTGCGCAAGATCTGTCAGTAGTGGATTCTGACGTGCAAGGCAACTTTGTCTACATACCCTTTACCGCATCAGGCTTCACATTGCGAGCGGCCAATAGCATTGGCGATCTGTCAATTGAAATTGCAGCAACTGGCGATGTTGTTGATTTAACAGATACAGCCATAGGTGCTGGCACGCTTGTGATCGCATCGCTTTATTTGCAGGATGCTGGCAAGGATGAGATTGATGCTGCCAGCGCGACGCTGGTTAGCCGCTACATTGGCGGCATTGCTGGGGCACAAGTGAGCGATACTTCTGTGAGCTGGTCAGTTAGCCCAATCGTTGATAAAAGTAAACCACAGATTCCCACGCGCAAGGTTGCATCTGATTTAATCGGGAGATTCACAGGACAATGACCAGATCAGACGTACAACAAAAGGCGGACTGGATGCAGTCCGAGCTGACGCGGCTAAATCCTGGCACGTCATGGGTGCAGAGAAAACTGCCAAACGGTTCTATCGAAATTGTGCGTGGCAACGCGCAAGATAAAACCAAGCCAAATCAATCGGCATCACAACGCGATAAATCCCCCTCAAATCGCAAAACGCCACAGGCAGATCTTGGCGCACAGCAGAAAATTGCTACGGCTGGCGAAACAGTGCCTATCGTATTTGCTAAGCGCGTTAGCAGTAAAGGCGGTGTATGGGTGCAGCCGTCTTTGGTGAAGGCTGGCTCTCAATCGTTTAAGGGTAGTTTTCTTTTCCCTGTTAGTCAGGGCGAAATTGTTAGCACGCCAGTCAAGATCTCAACATGGGTGGGTTTGCGGAATATTGCGCATCTTGCTGATCAAACGATCACACTGAGCCATATCTACAACAGCGCAGCCACCATAGCCGCGTCGCCAGGCACATGCCCCGTCATCGGCTCTGGTATGTATTGCGGCACTGATACATACTCATATCTTGCTGGTGGCCTTGGTGTTAGTGGCACATGGACGCATCGACAGGATTATTTGGCCAACAGTTACTGGGGACTGAGAACGCAAACCACAGGTGTTGGTGACACCAGTAACTCGATTATCAATGCATCAGTAGAGGTTTTTGATAATGTGACTGGCGCTGATTTAACAAGCGCCTACTATGCTGCGTTGGGCCTAAGCGTTGGCAGTAGTTTTGCTTTTAATGCTGTCTATGATGGTTCCGGCAACATTATTGGCGGTTACAACGCCGGCACGATTGTTGATACAATCGCACTAACTGGTTACGTCGCACCTAATGCTGGCTTTTGGTCAGGACTTGGATCATCTGGCAGCGTTACATTCACCTACACCGTTCAAGGCGTAAACGATCAGGCAAACCCATCACTTCCTGCCAGCACTGGCACATTGACTGGCGTTCGCTTTGAATATGTCGTTAGCAAATACGCTGACCCTGCCAGCACGCCATCGGCAGACAACTCATCCTATGCAGATATTACGTTTCTGAAGGTTGTTGGCGATATCTACGATCCACCGGATTCTGGGTCATTCCCCACCACTACGCGGCAGTTGTCTGCATTTTATGAGCAAGGCGTAAAGGTTGACCTTTACAGCGTCGGGCTAGTTGGCGGCAGCTACACGCAGGGCGCAAGCAACCAACTGGTAGATCTGGCGATGTACCTGTTCACAATCTATAAGCGTGTCAGCGCCACAGATCCAGATGTGGCGGCGCCGATCTACACCGACAACATGCAGGATATCGCTACGTTCTGCGATGAATACAGTCTGCACTTCAATGGGTTGATCTCTGAATCGCTAAATATCGTTGAGTTTTTGAGTGAAACGGCTCCGTATTTTCTGCTGTCGTTTCAGTCCAACGGTGGGCAGTATCGTTTCGAGCCGCTGCTGCCGCTCAATGGGAGCCAAGAAATTGATGTAACTGCGCTGACACCTGCTGCCACCTTTACCGAGGATGACATTCTGCCCGGATCATTTAGCAAGACCTACGTTACGGCTGCCGACAAAACCGACGTGAATGCGGTGATGCTGTATCGCAAGAATGACCCGGACGCCATCGGCACGCAGCAGACTGTGCAGGTGCGTTATAGCGGTGTGAGTCTT